TGACTTTTTCTTTTGTTGGACAACTACATTGTGTGTAGCACCCATCACAGGCATACCCATAGGGTCTATAACAGGTTGCCCCATTGGGTCAAATATTGGAAACTCTGTCGTATCTTGCTCGACAATCTCCATAGTCTCATCACTCATCAGCATTGCTAACTCATCGTTAGTCAAGTCAAAGTAACGCTCTTTGGTAATGTCTTCTTTGTCTTCCCAATAGGCTTTAACAATGCCGTTCTTCTGAAGCAAGGCATCTTTGAACCAATCATGCAGGATAGCTACGCCTTCGTTATCCCTGTTGAATACCCAATTACAATAGTCTGTTGCCTGTTTAGCAGAGGCTTCGTCTTTCGGCCCCTGTGGCTCAAAGACTACGATATTGTCTGAGCCTGTAAAGATACGGACTAAAGAAGGCAAAGCACCATCTATCGCTTCTGCCACCTCTCCAGTAACGATTTGAGACTTACCCTCAACCTCATTACCATATGGCTGTCTGAGATACGCTTCCAGAGCCTGTTTCCGCTGCTGTACAGTCTCACTCTCAATGAATCCAATAGCGTCATCAATCTCTGCCTGTATGATTGATTTGAGTTCGTTCTGTTCCATTTGTGTCCTTTGGAGGGCGACCCATTCGGGGTTTGTCCAATTGTAATGCTTTTACCACATTTTCAAGCATTTCAAGTCGGTTTTCAAGTTCTTTTACTTTGGGTGCTAGATTTACACCTTGCATTTGTACATACATCAGACAATCCATTTCGGTAGTTGGTTAATAGGCTTAGACCATGTTGAATGTCCTTCATCCAACCCTAGTGCTAAGTAGCGGAAAGCATCAGAGCCATGACTAGACCAATCATGTAACGGACGCTCATAGAATATCTTACGCTTCTCATCGTAATCTCTGTGGTAGTTTCTCAGGCAGTTCAAGCCATTCTGAACCTGTGGGACATTAAACCAGCACCTCGGAAGCAGCCTTCTAACAGCTTGGATGCCATCATCTAACCCCATCCTCGGTGCTATCTTGACCTCTAATCCTGATTCCTCAAGCATCTCAAGTCTGCTTTTGCCTGTTCCAAGTTCCCTGACCCTTACGTCATGCGGAAGGATATGCTCTGCTTTGAGATAGTCGTTGTCCTTAATCCACTTAACATAGTGGTCTAAGCCTACCCCATGATTCTCGTAGTAATCAATCAAACGCACCTCAGAGCCTACTAACTGAGCCACCCAAATACTTGTAGAGTCGCCCATTCCCAAGTCCCAAGCAGTAAAAGTCCTACTAAGTTCCTCCCAAGGAATCTCTTGCATATGCTTCTTTTCTTCTAGTTCTCCAAGGATTTCCCCATAGTAAGAACCCTCTACAGGCGCATCAAAGCTACACTCAAACTCTTGGGCATACTTGCTTTCACCCATTTCGTTCTTGGCAGCCTTTAACTCTACGCTATCCACCACCCCTGTCTCAGAGGCTTTGAACTCTAGCAAGCCCCATCCATCCTCAGTCTTTGCTCTGTCTCTTAGTTCTTTGAAGTGGTTGTGTCCCTTTGGAGTCCCGATAAAGAGACACCAGCCCTTTCTGTCCACAATACTTGGTCTGATGATGTCTGTCCATATCTTAGGGTTTTGGTCACCCACCTCGTCTACGATAACCCCATCAAAGAATTGCCCTCGTAGGGAATCAGGGTTGTCTGAGCCGTACAGTTGAATACGCCTACCCCAAAAGTCCACCCGCAGTTCTGAGATATTGTTAGTACCGCCTAGCGGTGTAGTGTATTTAACGAGGTAGTCCCAAGCTACCCTCTTAGCCTGTCCATAGGTAGGCGCAATGTAGGCGTATCTTGGTGTTTCTTGCTCGTTTAGCACCGCCTCACGGATTATGTGATTAAGCGCAGCCACAGTCTTACCAAACCTTCTATGAGCCACCACCACAGCAAACCTGTTGCCATCCAGTAACTCATGTATCTTTAATTGGTGTTCCCTTGGCTTATAAGGGATTTCGATTACTTCGCCCATGTAACGATGTGCTGTATTGGTTGGTCAGAGTCACCACTTATGGTTACTGAAGCCATATCAGGCATTGATTTACGCAAGAGTATCTCAATAGCCTTCATCCTTGTAGGACTTATCTCATCATCATTTACACCAAGTGCATGATTTTGCAAAACATTTAGTAATTGACTTACTTGAATCTTTTTGCGTACATCTTCCTGATGAAGTTTGTTTATTGGTCTTCCAACTGATGCCATTTTGTTTGACTTCTCTAGGGTTGGTCAAGGTTAAGTAATACTTTATTCTAACAGACTTGTAATCTCTTTGCGTTTTTCTTCGTCTAGTAGGCTTGTTGCTGGTAATAATGGAGTAGCAGCAAATAAGGGTTGACCCTTAGATGTTCCTTCTTTCATTTGAGCAGTAATGTCCAGATAACGGATTGTTTCTTTTGATGGACGCTGTGCAGGAATCCCACTTGCATCCCTAGCGTAATCTGTTGTTATCTGTGTCTCGCCTACGCTTGCGCCATACTTCTTGCCGTACTTATCCAAGAACTTAGGATAAATCTCGTCATAGTATTTCTTCATGCCTTCGCCACCAATATCTAAACCTTCGCCACTAATGGTTTTTTTATTGTTAAGCATAATTTCTTTAGCTATGTCTTTACCTACAACTTCAGAAAGATTTTTGCCCATGAAATTCTTGATGCTTTCATCGCTTACATTGTCAACAATTCCATCATTGTTAACACCAATCCGTAAAGATTGACCAGATTTCATATCTAAAGCAACTGATTTTGATTTTTCACCAGTAGCCATATTAGTTCTACCAATTACATTTATTTCATCAACTTCATTACTTAACTTATATCTACCTGCTTGCTGTTTTCCAGTAGTCAATCCAATACGCTCATAGCCATTGTCGGCAGCGTACTTGGTTAGTCGCTTGAGTGCTAATTGATACCATGTGTCTTTAAATGGTGCGTCTGGAACTTTGTCCGCAACCGCTATCATGGCATTTTGCAACTGCTCATATTTTGCAACTTCAGTAGGAGAAATCCCTTTTATAGTGGCATACATAGCCAAATTTTGATTAGGATTCAACCCATATTTTTGCGCCAGTTCTTTTGAGTAAACCTCAAATTCATTATGCCTTTGGCTTTCATTTGCAACATCTCGATAACCTTTTTCCCTGCCAGCTTGATGCCAATCTGACTGAATTTCCTCAACCAATAGCATTTTCTTACCATCAGCATCAACTCGGTCATTAACCCTCATGTGGGCTAATATGTTTGGCTGGTCAAAGTGAGAAGATTGATAATTTTCTGTTTGTTTTGGAATAGGCAATTTTTCTAATTCTTTAATAGATTCTTCAATGGCATCAGCTTTAGCTTTAAATTTAGCCGCCCTTTCAACATCGCCACTCATTGCAAAATCATCTTGAATTTCTCTTGTCATTTCTAAACGTCTGTTTTGTTTTTGTATTTCTATTGAGGGGCTTGGTTTTGCCTCTGGTAATGTCAACAATATCTCACGATAGTTTTCACCACCAGCTAATTGATATTTTCCATATTGAGTTAAATCTGTTCCCATTGCGCCTGATAATTCACTTATTATTTCTTCTCGTGACATTGCGTCACCATAATTATCTACTGGCTTATATCCACGAACTCGTACATATTCATTTTGTAATTGTGTATCTGGCAATTTAGAAAAGTCTTGTTTGCCATAAGTTACCTCTCGAACATCTACACGATTATTAGCCAAGAAGTCTTGAACCTCTTGTTTAGTAACATTAGGCTTGTCTCTTAGAAAGTCATCTAACCCTGTATAAGCTAGTTCTTCTTTCTTAACATCAGGTGCTTTCATCAAATCGTTAATGAAAGATTGACCAGTTCCCTTGTTTCTGCCAAGATTTAGAGCAGCTTGCTCAGTAGCGGAATAGAAACCAATGTCAGAAACTGGTGCTTGTGGCTTAACTTGCAATAGACTTTCAATAGGCTCTGTTTTGGTAGATAACAACCCCTCTGGCGCAACAGCAAACAATGGCTGTGGCACTACCTTGCTCATCATGCTGTTAGGACGCTGACCCATCATCGTAGCTGCCAGTTCCTCACCTGCCATTTGACCAATCTTTTGCACACCCCTAACGGCTGGCATTGGGTTTAGCGGAACAAATGACGCAACCTTACCTGCTACCTCACCAACCCTAGAAGTAGGTGCAAGTGGTAAATCTTTTAAGAACTTTTCTGTTGTGTAAGGAAACTGCGCTGGTGCTTCATAACCAATATCCCCAAACATCTCTGTGGGGCTTGGTGACCTAAGTAAATTAGCTATGTCAGCAGGTAAGCCTAGCAAACCCGCTAAACGTCCTCTAAGAACGTCAACAGGTAAGTTAGCAGAATCAGCAGGGCTACCCTGTCTGCGCCTGTTTAACTGTGGATAAAATCCAAATGCTGCACCTAAATCTGCCATGATTACCACTTTACCTTGTTAGCCCAATATGCTGCACTCATCTTACCCTTGGCAATATTCTCTGCGTGACGAGCCTTGAACGCATCATTGCGCTTCGTGCCATCAGGT